CAGCTGAGCTGTAGTTCAGTTTGGACTTACCGCTGTGCGCAGCTTCCTCTTCACCCTTGTTGATCTCTTCAAAGCGCTGTTTGACGGCATCTGCCAACAGCGGCATCTTCCACAAATCCACATAGTTCTTGTTGGCCTTCTCCACTATGGCGTTGCGCTTATCCAGCGCTGCCTTGAGGGTGGCTTGGTTCTCTTCGGAGAAAGGATTGAGCCCTTTGCCACCCGCCATGAAGGTGCCCATCAGCTCCATATCGGCCCAGACCGCTTCGAAGCTTCCCACCACGGCCTTGACCATGAGCATGATGCCTCTGAGTGAGTCGATCACGATGGCCAAACCATAGGCCACATCCTGCGCCCAGGACTTCAATGTCCCTTCTTCACGCAGCTTGAGCATCCCTTGGGCGACACTTTCTGTTCCAAACACCACGAGCTTGAATTGCCCAACCAGTTCTTCCAGGGCTGGAATGGCTGAGGTGACCAAGGTCTGGGCTACAAAGCTGTGCTCTGCCCGCATACGCCCCAACGCCTTACTGGCTTGTTCGGCAGATTCAATCTGCTCTGCAGTCAGTCGGATGTTCAGGTCCTGGTTATTGGCCAGATCTTTCAAGAACGGCAGCATGGATGCGCCAGATTTGCCAAACAACTCGAGCGCAATCGCAGTTTTGCCCGCACCATCTTGAAAATCGCCAAGCTTTAGGGCAATGTCATTCATCACCTCTGCAGGGTCCCGCAGATTGCCCCCTGCATCCTTGGCTTTGACACCCAAAAACGCAAGCGCTTGCGTTGCACCCTTGGTTTCATCGTCGACACCGGCTAGACCTTTGGAGAGTTTGACCAACCCCACGCCAATTTGATCCATGGCAGTGCCAGAGATAGTGGCCACAGGCGCAAACCCCGACAGTGCTTCAGCACTCGCACCCGTTTGTTCCGACAAATGCTGCAAAGCAGCCGCTGTCTCCAGCGTATGCATCACGAGCTCTTTGAGTGCCTCAACCGATTCAACCCCAACAGCGAGCGCAAAGGCTGTTTTGGCAACTTCAGCCACCTTCTCGAGGTTGGACTTCATGCTCTCGGTTTGTTGCTCCAGAAAACGGGCCGTCTTGCCCATATCTTCCTGAAACTCAGCCGTCTCCGCAGCGAGTTTGACCACCAGTGAACCGATATCAGCCATTTGTTTTTCTCACTCGGTGCGCAAACATGGCCTTGAATCGAGCCACATTCACTTTGGGGTTCACTTTGGGTGTTTCCTTTTCAAGGAACGGCATGAAGTCCTCCACCCGGAAGGGACTGGCATCTTGGGCACGGTGTGCGTTGGCAAACGTGGAGGCGATCACGCCGCTTCGGTAGTCGGCCCTGAAGTCACCAAATGGCTCAAGCTGATAAAACGCCATCCACTCAGTGAGCTCATCCGAGCCCACCCTTTGGAGCATTTCGCGCACCGTCAGGCCAAGGGACAAGGCCAGACGGAACACAAAGCGCCGCGTGGGATGGGCGATCAGGCGTTTTTTGCTGCATCCACCTGATCGGTGCCAATGCCGTTGAGTCGCTGCGCCACAGCAAACACTCGGTCAAGGGCTTTGGCACTCTTGTGCCCCAGCGCAGTGATGTCGTCATCGGTGAAGAGACGCACGCCGCCCTCATCGCACAGGGTGAGCGAGACCAGACGGGCACGCACGTTCTCAAGTCGACTGTCTTTGCCGCTATCTTTTCCAATGAGACTGGCTTCAAACGCATCTCGATCGGTTCCGGTCATGGTGCGCACCTGCACGTCGCCTCCCCACTCGGGGACTTGAACGGTTTCACGCGGCAGGTCATCGCACATCAAAATTTGGTCACGGGTCAACATGGTTGATTTCCTTCTTTAAGCTTCGGTGATATCGCCATCGATCTCAATCGTGACGGAGGCTTGCACAACAGCGTCGACGCCGCCTTGCACGCTGAAATGGGTCACATAGCCATAAAAGGTCCATGTGGCCGGATTGGTGTCTGTGAACGTCAGCTTGAACTGACGGCGCACACGGTTGGCACGATCGGCACGCAAGCCCTGATGTACCGTGTCATCGGGGTTGTAGTGCATGGTCATCGTGAGTTGGCCTTCATCGCGCAAGCCAACGCGTTTTTCCTTGGAAGTTGAGCCAAGGTTGGTGACATCGATCACAGCAGTTTGACCACCAGGCCCCTGAAACGAGACCACATTGGGGACCGTTTCAAACGCTGTGGTGTTGAATCGTGCAATCGTGATGCCCTGTGCGGTAATTGCTGTGCTGCTCATGCAAAAGCTCCATCTGTTTGTGGGATTGCCTATCGGTGATAGGTGTAGTCCACGCTCACCCGGTACAGCCGGGCCTGTTCTTCAAACGAAGTAAGCCCCATACGTACGTCGACGATGGAGCTCTTGTTAGTCAGTAACGCATCGAGCACCAACTCTTGAGTGAGATAGGCCTCTTGATAGGTTCTGGCGTAGGTATCGACTTGCATGCGAATGCGTTGCAAGCCATTCGGCCCATCAATGCCAAAGATGTGCTCTTGCACGATGGGCGTGTAAACAATGGCTGGGTACTGAGCGTCTTGCGGTGCAACAAGCGCATAGACCTCACCACCCACCAGTTCTTTGATGGCGTCGTAAAAATCCTGCATGGCTTATTTCCTAGATTGCTTACTTTCTATTCAGCGCTTTGGCTTCAGTCTCGATCTGCAGCCTCAGACGATCCTTGATCGCATCCACCGCTTCACGACGCTTGGCTTCAAGTGCAGGTCTGAGAAATGGCCGTGCTTGCATCTTGCGAGTCCCGAACTCAAGGAACCGCCAATACCAAGCGTCTTGTGACAAGTTGCCACGCTTGCCCTGGTGTCTGTATTTCTTGCCATGGCGCACCGTCACAAAGAACGTCTGGCGCGTCAGACTTGAGAGCTCAGGGATTTGTTTCATGATGATGGAACGCTTGAGCGTGCCGGGTGGCGGCTGATCGGACCCGAGGTACTGGGCCGCTATTGGGGCCCTGACTCTTGCCTCTTCACGAATCACCTTGGCTCCTGCGTAGACAGACACACGCAGCCCATTTCTTTGCACACGGACGGGAAGCTCTCGCAACGCGTTGGCCAACTCGGCCAGTCCATCGATGTGGACCTTCTCGTACTTAGCCATCGTCAAGACCTTCGGACGCCAGCAGCGTGATTTGCACTCGCTTCTCGTCTTCGTTCAACGCCGAGTGGATGTTGAAGATTCGTGAGCGGTACAAGGCCCTCATCTGGGCGACTTGTTGCGGGTCATCGAATATGGGTTGGTAGCGCACCGTGATCTGGTGTGAAATCTCTGCCGAGATGCGACTGGCAATCACGGCTTCGCGCCCCGACAGGGGTTGGATTTTTCCCCACACCGTGGTCACATCGGTCCAGCTCCTGCGAGGAGCCCCCATCAAGTCCTTGATAGTGGTTGGGCGCTGGAATTTGATGCGACGGTTGAGCGATCCAGCATTAAGTGGATTCATCTGTTCAGACTCCAGGTTTTTTAAATCATTGGGACCTTGTAGGGGTCTAACAATCCATCCACAAACTGCAGCGTTTCAATGCGCCCACGTGATAGAGCCACCACTTCTTCGCGGTAGGTGTAAAGGCTTGCGACGCGCATCTTGATCCAACTCTTGATACCTTCGGGCACGGCTGAGGCGTCTCCATAACCCACATCAAACGTGACGGATACCGCACCAATTTGCGGAAGCGGAATGGGCCAGATTTGTCCAAAAACGGGAGTGATGCGAGCAGGCTCACACGCAGCGTCTACCGTGTAGTTCGCTGCAGGCATGGTTTGCTGAACACTTGCCATATCCAGATAGTTGATCGCCACCACGCTTTGAACGGGTGACTTTGGAATCAGGATGGCATGCCCAGGCAAAGTGAATGGCTGACCTGCCGGAACCCCCATGAGGCTCGGACCAGGAAAGCTGTCCAGGATCATTCGCCAGCGTGCAGTCATGAACTGCCGGTTGGTGATGGTCTCCGCTGCCTGTCTGGCAGAGGAGATCAACATTTGAATGAGCCCATCGTCGTCATTGAAATCCACCCGCAGGTGAAGCTTGGCCTCATTAAGAGAAACCGGTTCACCTGCGGGAGGGGTGAGCAATTGCATGGGCATGCGCTTTCTCCCCTATTGATCACCCCTTGGGGTTAGACCACCTGAGCCACAGCCGACTGGTTTGCACCGTCGGCAGGCTCATAACGTGGGTTCATGCCCAGCAACTGCGCTGCGGTGTAAGCCGCTGCTGTGCCCACCGTCACAACTAGTCGCACATAGGCAAAGCCTGCGTTGACGTCCAGCTCCTCAGAGCGAAGATTGATCAGCACCTGACGGCTTGCACCGTTGGCGGCTTGTGTGAGTTGGGTGATGGCCTTGCCCGTGATGTCTTTGGCACCCGTGCCATTGCCATCAGTGGCTTGCTGCAGCTTGGCGTCCACCGTGCTGCCAGTCGCGAGCACCCCGGTTTCAATCAAAGCCAACAGGCTGTGGTACCCACTCAGTGAGATCCAGCCGGAGTTGGCCACGCCCGCAGCTTGGTTGCTCGGATCAACAGTGGCCAGGATGGCAAGCTGTTCGCTGCCTTTTGCATTGGGAAACATTCAAGTTCTCCTTTAAATTGGCGACGCTCAGCGTGCGCCCAGTTGAACAAAGGGCGACATCGTTGCGCTGCCCTTGGCAGGCGAAATGGGTGCCGCAATCTTGGATTGACCATCCATGCGGAAAGTCGTACGGAAGGCCGTGAGGTCTGCATCGAAATACAGATGCATCGATGTAGCTGTTTGCATGCCACCGGCCTTGGTGATGGTCTGGTAGTAGGACAAGTCAGCCAACAAGACATCGCCTGCACCGGAGAAGCTGTTCGCGTGCTGGGACACGAATACAGGGCGACCCAGCAAGGTGCCGTAGGGCGAAACTTGGATGCCGCCGACATTCAAGCCCATGGGCAGATAGATCGGGTAGTTGCCCAAAGTGAGCGTAAACAAGGCAGGCAAGACATCGTTGTTGACGATCCACACCGCCTTGGCAAACGACGCTGGGGGCAAGCGCGAAATCATCTTGGCCAAGTTCTGAGCCAAGAGCGTTTGCGTTGCCTGACCTGTTTCCTTGGCCACGGTGACGGTGGTTGCATTGCTCATACAGCCAACGGGAACACCAGTACCGGAGCCGAACAAAATCGACTCATTGGTTTTCCAGCGAATGGAAGTGGCGATCTTGTCGGGCAGATAGGTAGACAGCGCATTGGTGTCGTCCAGCAACTCATCGGTCACAGGCACAAGTGCCATGAGCTTTTTGAGACGCAGGGTCGACAAACCGAGCACGGGTTTGGTGTTCACCGCAGGGGTGGCTTCACCTTGCCAATAGGCTCGGATACCGTTGCTGCCCCAAGGCGTGGTTTCGTCCTTAGGGAAGGCCATGGTGTTACCCGTGATTTCCACGTTGTCAGTCAGCGGCAGCAGGGAATCCTCGCCCAGCGACAACTGGAAGATTTCCTGCGCGAACTGAGGTGGCACCAAAAAGCCACCATCTTGCGCAGAGCCTTCACTGCCAAAGCTCGAAGGTGCTGCTGCATTACGCGCAGAACCGATCAACAGGCGATCATCAATCGAGGAGCCAGGGTTTTGCGCCTGACGCACTGTCTTGAGAAACTCCCCAACGCTTTTAAAGCCATGCTTGGGATCAGAAGCAGCGTTGTCCACCACGGTGATGACGGAAGCGTTGGGCAAATGAGCCGTATGCATCATGTGCGCCTCTTCGGCGATCAGTGCAGCTTCACGATCAATCGCGGCAGAGGTTGCCTCAATCTTGGATTTCAGGGCTTCAAAAGCACTGACCTCTTCTTCGTTCATGTCACGCTGCTCAGCGGCAGCGATGTCGGTCAGGGCACGTGCGTCCTTGACCAGGGTTGCTTTACGAGCCTGAAGCTCACGCAATTGCTTGCTCATTGGTATTTCTCCAGAAATGAAAAGACCGCCTAGTCGGAATGACTCAAGGCGGCGACAGGGATAACGACCAACGGGTCGCAGATGAACACACCCCTCAACGGAGGGATGCAAGAACATAAGGTGTTAGGTGAGTAGGTACTGGCTTAGATCAGCGCCAGGGCATCACGCGCTTGTTTCAGACGCGAGGAACTGCGCACAGGCGTGGAGCGGGTGTTGGCCTGCATCTTGGCGAGCACATCATCAAAGCTTGCGATGCCGTCGACCATGTTCTGCGCCAAGGCAGCGTCTGCACCCAGCACACGACCTTCGCCCATGCCGGTGCGAACATCGTTGATCGACACACCACGACCAATCGCTACCGCTTCAACGAAGGCGTTGTAGTAGTCGTCCACACGGGACTGCATGAACGCCTGGGCCTGCTCATCAAGGGGCACATAAGGGTTGCCCTCGACCTTGAACTTGCCAGCTGAGATGAGCGTGGGTTTGACCCCGTCTTCTTCCAGTGCTTTGGAATAATCAAAGTGCGCTTGCCACACGCCAATGGAGCCCACCTCGCCACCCGGGGTGACATAGAACTCGCTGGCCGAGCACCCGAGCCAATACGCAGCCGATGCTGCCAGGCTGTTAGCTACAGCGATGACTGGTTTTTGAGCACGTGCTTTAACGATCTCGCTGGCCAACTCGGCCACACCATAAACGCTGCCACCAGGACTGTCGATGTCGATCAGGATTTGACGGACGGTGTCATCAGCCAGCATCTGACGCAGTACGGCAGCGAACTGTTGGGTGCTGGAGCTACCAGGCCCCGAGATGTCATCCACCATATTGCCGCGCTGCGTCACCACTCCGTACAGGGGCAGTACCGCGATGCCTGAGCCTGCGCTGGCTGCAGCCATTTGCTTACGGCTATCACGCAGCACGCGATCGGTATTGACCTGAAACAGAGTGTCTTCGCTGGGTGGCTCACCCGCAGACCAGCGGGTCAGGATGCCAGACATGGCCTGCAGACGTTCAGGCATCAAAGCCCAAGGGGTCGTCAAAAATTCAGAATGAAGTAGTTGTTTGTTCATTGATTCATTCCTAGTTGAGTAAGCGATGCCGCAAGAGCCTCAGGCTCCAGTGGCATGACTTGTTCTTGTGCCCACTGCTGCACATGCGAGGAAGTCAATCCAAATGCTTGTGCAATCAGCTCGATTTCGTTCTTTGTGATGGAACCCTTTTTTGTGATGCGTCTAGACAATCGCATTGCGTTTGACTCGACCAGCATCCGAAAGCGCAGACTCAACTCTTGATCACCTGTGGGCGAGCTCTCGTCGGCACTCTCTTGGTCGTTGGGTTCTTGCT